GATATGCGCCTATGTTGTTGTGTCAATAAGTCAAAGAACTCTTAGAAAGGTTGCACGGTCGCCACTCGTGTTCATTGGTTATCCCTCACGGCTCGGGGCTTTCTGATGTCATTTACGCATTTGATAATTGCAATAGTTATCAACAAGCGTTTCTTCTGGGAAAATCCAGTGTGCGCTACGTCCTTGCCCTCTTACTCCACCCAGCTCGCTTGCTATCTCGCATACCGTCTTACGGGTGATGCCGAGACGATCAGCAGCCTGTGATGATGTGAGCATTTTCTTCTGCTTCGGCAGCATCTTGGCAACCTTTTTAGCAAAACGGTCATCGTTGATTAGCTTCTCGACGATAGCCGATGATATGCGCTGAATGTCGTAATCGGTAATCATAATTTATTATTATCTGTTCAGGACGTATGTGTCACCTTCCCGCAAAGCATGTACGAGAAGCAAATTAAGGTCGTAGAACTTCTGGGTTTCGTAGTCCACGATACCTTCAGGAAGGCCGACCCTTTTGAGCCTTGTAATGAGGCTGCATGCAGAGTTCAGTGCCAGTGCATCGTCACCGATGAAAGGTTTAATTGCGCCTGGCTTAATAGCTCTGATGTCTTCCGTAGAAATCTTCATGTTTGTTTAATCATTAAAAGAGCTTAAATATTCACCACAAAGCATTGCAGGTTGCGAAATAATCACTATATTTGCAGTGGTTAGATACAAAGGAGCGATTAACTTCGCTTCCTGCTCTGCTTGTTGTTTGTTCAACTGTTGCAAAGGTAAGAAATTTGTTTGAAAGTTGTATGATTATCGTATGAAATTTAACAACATTTCACATCTAAAGTTTGAAAATGGTATGAGAAAAATCAATGAAAAATGGCCTTACAAGACGAAGAAACTGTTTAAACTCATTGAAAGTCAGACAGATGGGAATGTGTCAGAGTTCGCCAGAAGGATAGGTGTCCCTCAACAGGGGATTAATCGTCTTTTTATGATTGACAAGAGAAATGGCGAGTTCCCAAGGATGTCAAATGAGATTGAGACTATGACCAAAGAGGTGTTTGAACTTCCTCGTGATTATTTCGTTATGCCTCCTACGGAAGTCGAGGTGGACCCGCTAGAGGCTTTTAATAACGACGACGAGAGTTCAAACAATACAGTCGTGAATAATAAGAAGATATATGATAACGAGAAATACAAGCCGAGGGTTGATGTGTATGCAAATGCAGGTACTCTGACAGAGCAGATAGACGCATCCTTCGAGCAGATGCCCGTTATCGCGCAGCTCCCGAAATACGACTATACCATCATTACCAAGGGTGACAGCATGGAACCTGAGTTTAGGAGTGGTGAAGAGATAGCTTGTCTTGACGTAACGCACTCTAATTTCCGTCAGTGGGGAAAGCCTCACGTACTGAACACCTCACAAGGAGTGGTCCTAAAACGTATCTATCAGGGCGAGAGAGGTTACAAATGTGTTTCTGACAACAAGATGTACCCTGACTTTGAGGTCCCAGAGGATGAGGTATACTCCATTGGATTGGTCGTAGGAATGTTAAGAACTTATTAATTGTGATTATGGGTGAAAATAATCGACCTATTGACAGGGTAAAGGCTCTCGCGCAATGGTATATTGAGCATAAGGCGATTAAGAGCATGTATATATTTGAACACGTATGCGGTTTCTCAAAACATTACGTGAAAAACCTATGTGCGACCAAAGGAGGAAATTGCAGCGTGGAGACCGTTGCATCTGTCTACAGGACATTCAAGGGCGTTAATCTGCATTGGCTGGTTCTTGGCGAAGGCAGCATGTTCACGGTTAGCGATGAGGAGGCCATTTCGAATGCTCTTGCGGCCACAATGGACTACTCGAAAGAGATTAAAATCAAAAAGTTGCTTGATAACAAGTTGTTGCACGGCTTGACGAAAGAGGAAAAACTAGAATTGTTCGACCGGCTAATGTGATACTAAAATGATACCTACACGTTAAAAAGACCGCCTAAGATGTTGAAACTCAATGCCCAATTCGATTCCCCTATCGACTACAAAAGGGGCTGTAAGGCTCCTTTTTTAGTATGTTGAAAATCAAATAGTTACGTCTGTAACGCTCTGAAAAACAATAAGATAAGGGAATATAAACTCTCGAAAAGTCTGTTACATGGTGGCGCAAAGCGGCATAAAGTGGCGGACGTTATGATACCAGAAATGATACCACTTTTGTAGAAAATGATACCAAAAATGAAATTACCTAGTGTTAGATTCGTATTCGCCCGTAAGGGTGTTTCCAAAAAAGAAGGTAAAGGGAACGTCGAAATGGTTATTACCTATAAAGGTACTCGTAAGTTCCTTGCTACCGGTGTGAGCGTCTATCCTGCATGCTGGCGTGAGAAAAAGATGGTCTTCGGCAGCGGAGAGGACCTGGAACTGAATAGCATCTTGCTCACGATGCAAAAAAAAGCCTTGAAAATCATTTCCACGATGGTTGATCGCGGTGTGATAGACATCAACGCCATCACAGAGATTATGAAAGTGAAGAACGTTGATATGACGTTCCTGGACTATGTGTATCAGCGTATAGCCCAAAAGGACGTGACCGAATACACGCAAAAGTCGTATGTCTCGTTTTATAACAAGCTGTCGGAATATGGCAAAATCAAGTTTTTCGGCGACATCTGCGAAAAGGCCATAAGGAACTTCGACGAGTGGCTGCATCGGTATGAATGGACTGAGCTAGACAGATACGGGCAGGAAATAACAAAACGGTATTCCCAGGCGACGATAGAATCATACCATAAGAACATGAAAAACTTCATAGCGGATGCGGTGATTGACGGTTATCTGCCTGAAAACGTATATGTGGCAAAAGGCATAAAAGTAGATAAGGGCAAAACGCGAATTGACGAGTATCTGACTGCAGGCGAGGTGGCGGCTATTGCCCAAACGGAAATGCCCACACGCCCGCTTACCGAGGCGAAAGATTTGTTCCTCATGCAGTGCTATAGCGGTATGGCCTATATTGATTTGATGTCGTTTGATTTCTCGACATTGAAAGATGTGGCCGTCGGTTCACTGGTACATGGCGAACGCCATAAGACGCACACACGCTTTTCTTTCGTGCTGACGGACGAGAGTAAGGCTATATTGGAGAAATACGATTACAGGCTTCCGAAATTGCCAAATCAGCAATATAACACAAAGTTGAAGATGGTCGCTGACGCTGCGGGAATAGACAAAAAGGTGACTTCGCACATGGGCAGGCGGTCAGCTGGTTCGATATGGCTGAATAAGGGCATTCCGCTGGAGGTGGTAAGCAAATGTCTTGGGCATAGCTCGCTTGTAACTACGCAGAAGGCATACGCGCAGATACTTGACAAAACCATCGTGGCGGCTTTTGCGAAAATGGAAAAGAGCGGGGGTTAGTCCTCGCTCTATATGATGTCTGCGTGATAGGTGGCCAGAAACTCGCCTATTTCTCGTAATATAGTGGCTGTGCCTACCGGCTCTTTCGGAAAGTCGAAAAGGGGCGTTATATGGGCTGTTTCGTTGTAGCGGCCTTTTGCGAATTGTATTACTACGTTGTTTACCTTGTCGGTGACGACATACCAGCCTTCGCGGGTGGTGCTTTCCTGCAAAACGTAGTTATCTGGGGAAACGGTTTCGACAGTTTCTAAAAAGTCTATTTCGGTATTTGTGATTTCCCGTCCTGCGACAAACGCCTGGAACTGTTCCGTGGCCATGAGGCGAGAGAGTGCATCGTCTTGCGTAGTGCCTACTGATTTAGCCTCCACCCTATCGCCTCCTGCCAAAGTAATGATGATTGAATATCTGTTCATGGTTGCGTTTTTCTTGAATAACGCTATTTTGCGGCCTTTATTGTCAGAACTGCGTAAAATACTGCATGGCCAGTTCGGTCATCGACTCCATGCCTGCGCAGATATAACGCTCGGTCATGACAGTGGAGCTGTGGCCCGCCAGACGCGATACGAGCAGAAGGTCACGGCAGCGCAGATAAAGATTCGTGCAAAATGATCTGCGGCTGGTGTGCGACGAAACGGCCTCGTATTTCTTGCCGGTCCAGAAACGGCCATTGCGATAGAGCTGTATAGTCTGGCAGATGTCGCAAAGGTCGCAGATGTGGCGCAAGGTCTCGTTGAAGGTGGTATCGCTGACGCTGCGTTTATAGGCTCCTGCGTATGGTGTGCCTGTTGCGAATAGTATCCCCCTGGCTACCGGCGACAGCGGCAATTCGGCCTTGATATGCGTCTTTTGCGAAACGTAGACCAGATTGCCGGTAGGCGTTATATTGGCCTCAGTAAAGCGCGAATAGTCGCTGTGCCTGGCTCCTGTGAGACAGCCCAAAATGAATTGCTGCTGTACTGTTGCCTCGGTGATGGTGTCGGGCCGGTATGCGATAATGCGGCGTATCTCGTCCTCGGTCAAATAGGTGTGTTGGCTCTCGTCGTCTTTCACGGTCAGGCATTTGCGCCAGTCGCGCGGCAGCTCTATGTCGTCGGTGTAGAGCTCTAAAACGGCTTTGAGCTTGGCGCAATACTGGCGGGCCGATGACTGGGCCATGTCGCCGCACAACCAATTGGAGAAACGGCTCATATTGGGCTTTGTCAGCGACTCCCAAACAAACGGTGCGCCTGTTGCGATAGTCCATTTCTCGGCTATCTTCCCATTCTTGGGGTACTTCTGCAAAAGTGCGTCTAATAGTGTCATATCCCTGCCTCCTTCCTGATAATGTCGTTAATGACTCGCGTGATGCTGCGTTTGCCGCGTGTGCTCTGTAGCCAGTTGTACAGATCAGCGTCGCAATGAAAGTTTAATGCCCTATAGGGTGCGCCCTGTGGCCTTCCCTTCGGCCTTTTTGTTGTCGGTGTTGTCATAATGCTAAAAATCAAATGTCAGTTGTTTATATTCCTTGTGTTTCTTTGGTGCGCCCTGTGGCGATAGGGCGTTTTGCGGCTGCACTAGTTCCGTGATGCGTCGCTTTTCCAGCTTGCGGGCCATTTCCGGGTTTTCTAGCTGGTCACAGATGGCGACACGATGGCCGGCGCGTATGAGCTTCGGCAAATAGGTGTCTAAAGCGTGGCGCGGGAAAATGGCCATTCTTGTACGGTCGTCGTTGCGTACTGTTAGCGTTACGCCCAGGACGCGGGCGCAAACGGCTGCGTCATCCTCGTATGCCTCGTAGAAATCGCCACAACGGAAAAGGAAAACATAGCCAGGGTGTTTCTCTTTGAGCTGCTGGAGCTGCTGTAATGCTGTGCTCATGATGTTTAATATTTAGTTGGGAATAAAAAACTAATAATTAACGCCAAAATGCAAGCTGGGAGGAACCACCAGGGCAATAAGGCCCACGCGATAACGATAATAATGATACACCAAAGATATAAGCCTAACATAATGAAATCTCCTATATTAAAATGTAAAAAATGAATATTCAAAAGAATAGGGCTTTCTGCCGTTCCTGTGAAGGGAGTCAAAAACTCGTTGTATCTTGTTTTCTGCGAGAACGAAAACCGTGTCGTAACTATTCAAGTGCCCTTTTGCGATGGTGCGGGCTGTTGCCATATCGCGGATGTTGTCTTCCTTCTCGTCAAAACAGCTGTTATAGTCTTGCGTGATAATACTGTACGTCATAATGAAATCTCCTTTTTTAAGTTAATAATTTTATGCTGCCTCAATCAGTTCGCAAACGCCAGTCTTGGACGGTGCGAAAGTTTGTAAAATTGTGCTTATATTCACATCGAAATAACCGCCGTTCAGCCATTCGAAAATAACGAAATTGTCAGTAACAGCCGCTATGCGTTGCGAAACGGTGCCGTCGGTGATGACAGAGCCAGGAACAAGCCACGAAGGAAGCGAAAGCGAGTGATCGGCTGTTGGCGTCAGCTCGGAAACGGTGCGCCAGAACTTCACACCGCCCTTTGCCGATAGGTAAGCGACAGAGCGTTTAACGTCGTCCACATGGCAAATAATCACCTCACCCGAAAACGTCTTATATTCGACATACGAGCCTTTTTGCACCTGCTTAACACTGTCGGCCATGACAAAGACGTTTGCAGCTGTGCGGGCCTCGTTTGCGTCCTGTACGGCTTGTTTCTGTTCCTGCGTACCGGCTTTTGCGAAAATGGCCTTCACCTCGTTTAAAATCTCGGCTTTTGTCTTAATCAGGGATGCCGAAAACATATCCGTTTGCCCGTCGGCTGCGTCTTTCGCCTGATGGTTGTAAACGGCCATAATGCGTTTTAATAGCGTTATTTGCTCATGGTTGAGAGCGTCCGCCAGAATCAAAATACATGTATCTTTATAGTCGCATACTGTCTCAGAGCTGAAAGCGTCTATCTGCCGGGCGTACTCGCTTACTCTCTCGCCAGCCTTATAACCGTGCATGCGTGCGACATAAGCCAGATTAATAGCCTGCGAGAGCTCGGAATTAAGCGTGTAATCATCGCCCAGGCACAAATTATTGGCGACCTCAGAGAGGGCGAAAACGACTGAACGGCGCAGACTTTTATACGTGGTTATCTTCCGTGCTGCGTCCGGATCACTGGCGAAGGCTTTGCCGATAAGGATATTTTCTAATGTTTCTTTGCCTGCGCTGCTGATGGTGTCACCGTCGAATAATTCTGCATAGCGCATATTATCCACAACACCACACGCGCGTAAATCATTTAGGCATTTAGTTACGGCTTCCGTGCATGCGTAGAAATCGCCTAGCGTTTCGAAAGCGTTGATAACTGCTAATATACGGTTAAACGCCTCGTCGGTCACGATTTTTCCGTACTTAATAGCCTGCTCTGTCTTGCTCTGGCCTTTCATCTCCTGAGCGTTGAAGCGTGCGAAGGTGGCCGCGGTATATGGCAAAGCGTCGTTAATGACGAACACGATACGAGGATGGCAGAAACGGCTAACTTCGCCAGCGTTAAAGCCGTAAACGCTGCCGTACTGCTTTAAATAGTCGATGTAAACGCGGTCGGTGTTGTCCCTGGCTGCCAGCTCTCCCGCCATCGTGCGACCGTTGCCCGATAATACCACGCCATCGGGTGACACTATTACGGCGTTTTGTATGGCCCGCGAGTCATACGAGGCCGCAATATTACGGGTTATCTGCTGCGCGTCACGGTCGCGGCTGTAATCGCGGTCGTTGATGCTTCCGCCGTTGTCATCGGTCGGGAAGCCTGCCGACAGGATAAAGCCGTTTAAAGCGTCATGTGAGGCCGTGACGCTGCCAGCCTCGCACAGATAATAACAGCCGGTCAGCGTGCCACCGTCGGCCAGCGTGATAACGTTTTCCGATCCTTTTATTTTGGCGGCCTGCTGCCATTTGTTTTGTAGGTCCTTAATTGTTGCCATAATTATCTATTAATATAAATATATCCGCTTCCCTGGTAGACGTGAAATGCTTTGCGCCGTTGTCGGCGTGGTAGCATCCCGCCCAGAAATTAATATTAAAGTCTTTGTAATACATATTACTTGCAACTGGCTACTCTTTTAGAGACTTTAATTAAAAACTCACATTCTTTTTCATTGCCTTGTATCGGCATTAATCGCGCTTTGTTATAGTCACGATGACCGAAGACAGGGCTACACAGATATAACCACGTCGCGCCGTACATCGCAATTTTTTGATAACTGCCGCACTCAGGGCGCGAACAATCTAAAACACTTTCGTAACACCTACGTAAAAGACTTTTTTTCTGGTAGGGCGAACGGACGAAATGACGGTAAAACGCTTTTTCTTGCGCCTTCTTAAACTCGTCGCGGCTGATGCCTTTAAACTCTCTTTTTCTGCCGTCGTACTTTCTGTTGTACCATTCCGGCGTATTGAATATGTTATAATTTCTTTCCATGACTATTTATTTATGATGGTTAATAACTTGATAACATTATATTTTTGTTTATTCCTTGTTTATTTGCTCTCTGCCGGCCTTTTGCGCCTCGGCCCTGTAGTTATCAGGGAACAGGCGGAAAGGCTTTTTAAACGGCCTTTTTGTACTGTGTGGCCTCTCGTATTGCCGCCGCCTGTTGCGGCGTCTGCGTCCGGTCGATAAGGTCGTAAAGCTGTGCGGCCGCGTATTCTGTGGCCGGCGTTATGGCCTCCGGTGTCGTGCCGTTCCTTAACTGCTCCGATAACGTCCAGAAGATAACGCCAAGCGCGTCGAAGTCTTGGCGGGCCTTCGGGGTGAGGCTTGCGAGACAGGCGCACACCTCGCAAAGACGGCCGGCGGCCTCTCCTGCGCCTTTCTCTGCCTGCTCCTTCCATTTGGCCAGCGTCTCAGCCGGAACCGTCACACCCTCGAAACGTTTTACTTTCTCGGTGATGTTCGACAGGATGCCCAGCAGATCGGCGCAAGCTGTTCTAAATTCAGAGACACGGCCGGCGGCCTCCTCTTTCTCCGGCTCTGATGGTGCGGCCGTCTGGCTGTTAAACCATTCGGCCAGCGCCTCACCGTGGCGGCGTGTGCTGAAAATATAACCTTTGCCGCCTTTCAGCCTCCGGCACTCTTTGCCGCCTAACGCCTCCAGCTCTGCGGCCTGCTGCTCATTATAGCCTCGTATTACAGTGGCTTTCTCGCTGTACTTTTCCATCGTCAGCCCGTCGCCGTTGCCCTCGTTGGCTGTGGCGGCCTCTCGGCTCTCCTGCTTGGTGTTGCCAGTCTTGGCGGCTTTCTTGCCGTTGCCGGCCTTCTCTGATGCCTTGGCGGTCTGCTCCTGCTCCCACTGCTTGCGCTGCTTCTCGATGTCGGCCAACTCCTCGCGGATGTTGGCGGCCACGTCCTCGCGCACTGCCTGGACGCTCGCGCCGTTCATGGTGATGCCAACGGCCTCGAATTTGGCGCGGCGGGTGCTCTCGGTCTTGTAGCTTGTGAAATATACGGGGCTGTAGTACGTTTCCATGTCGTAACTATAAGGCTTGCACAGCTTCACGCCCTGAAGGTCTCCCAGAAGCACGGAGAAGTCGCACGGGGTCCAATCGTTTTCGCGTCGTTTCGTTTCCTGCATCTTTGCAAACACGTTGCCGCCTAATGCCTTTTTAATGGCTTTAAGGGTCGGGCCGTAAGTCGGTTTAAATTCGGGGGCTTTCTCCTTCTTTGTTACTGATACTTTCACGTGGTCGCGCAAATAGCGGCGAAGGCTCGAATAATACGCCATTCCCTCATTATTGCCAGAATAACAGCGGATTAAGTTTTCAAAGTGACGGATAACGCCGTCAATGCCGCAAAGCTCCGCGAACTTGTGCCACTCCGTCAGCGTCATTTTAAATTGTTCGTTATTCTTGTGCAGCTTGGCGGGGTCGAAGTCGGCAAAGATGCCGGCGGCGATGTTGGCGGCCTGCTCTTCGCCCTCTTCGCTCAATGTGCGGGCGGTGTCGTAGTCGGTAGCGTCGCCCAGTCCTCCGCCGTAAGCCTCGCGCCACGGCTCCGACTCCTGGCGGCTGTAATAACTGCCATAATCTGCGTAAGGGTCGGACGCGTAATAACTCGGTACAAAAAATTCTAACTCCTTGCACGTCTCGCGCAGTTCGTCAGCGGTCGGGCCATCCTCCCAAGCGATAGAAAATTTTTCTTTCCATATCTCGCCCGAAATTGTTACCTTAACATCAAGGCCGGGGAAATAGTGATTTATCACGGCTTTTATATTACGTTTTGTCGCGGCGATGTATGCGGCGCACGCCTTTTTATCTGTGAAGTCGTAAGCGCGTTTTTTCCCGCTCACGGTCTCGGGGATGCGCTCCAGTATGCCAGCCCAGGCACGGACGGCGGCGCGGCTCTCTTCCTGAGCCTTGCGGATGCGCTCGGCCTTCTCGCGCTCTTCCTGTTCGCGGCGTGCCTTCTCCTCGGCCTCCCATCGTGCCCACTCCTCGCGCTCGCGGGCCTCCTCAGCCTCGCGGCGGGCGCGTTCCTCGGCGGTTTCTTGGTGGCGGCTCTCGTAGGTGTATGCCGTGCCGTTCTGGTACAGCTTTTTTAGGGTCTCGAATTCGGCTTGCATGGCCTTGAATTCTTCTTCATTGCCTCCCCGGTCGGGGTGCATGGTGATGACGTTGGCGCGGTATGCCTTGCGCAGCTCGTCGGCGTTGTGGATATTTACAAAGTATTTCATAATCTTATATTTTTAGGTGGTTAATTACTCGGTTATATCTTTAAAAATCTGCTGCCACTCCTCCGGAGTTAAGCCCGTGAAAATAACAATAGCGATTGAAATAAACAGAAATAAAGCCATAATTTAAGAATTTATTTGTACCTTTGCAGCCGTAACGCCGCAAATGGTGTTATTAATGTTTTAATTTTGAGCCCGGCCAGCTGTGAAGCCCTGCCGGGCTTTTTTATTACTTGCTCATCCAGTGCCAAGTATTTACGACAGGAAAAAGGCTATTTAGGCGGCGAACGGCTTCTATATCACTAGCGCCTAAAGGCTCTACGCCCGCGCCAGTGTAACCAGCTCTTTGCACCTGATAAAGTACGGAACCTTTGACAACAAAGAAACGATCGTTTATTACTTCTAATACGTTCCAGTTTGTTGTATTAACGCGATGCATTCTTGCAAGTGCTTCGCTATCAATTAGCCAGATATTTGCATTTGTAATCATAACTTTATTGTTTAATGGGTTATTAATGTTTTAATTATCTGTTGCAAAGATAATGTTTTTTATTTAAATGTGCAAGAAAATAAGATTATTTTTTCACCCATTCACGCAAAAAACATCATTTTTCTTGCAGGTATCAAAAAGTTACTGTAATTTTGTAAATTCTAAGATAACAAAATACTACCTTTATGGAATATACACAAGAAACACAAAACTACATGCAGAAGTACAACGTGCCTTTTAACGTCGTCGCCTTCTGTGCCCTCCAGGCTGCCGGCCTTCCTGCTGCTGATGCCTACGCAGCTACACAACCAGGCACGCGAGCAACAACACCAGCGCAACGAGCGCAAAAGGCCGCAGAGCTGCAGCGCATCAACCCCGGCGCGGCCCTTCTCACTCAGGAGATCAGGCGAAAAGCATTTAAGAAGGAAGAACACAACGCGCCCGCCATCTCGGAAGAGGAAAAAGAAAAGTACACAACGAGACAGGGGATAATAGAAGAGATGATTTGTAATATAACGAGCGTCGGCGGAAAAGACAGGTTAACGGCGTTGCAGGCGCTTGCGAAATTACAGGGGCTAGACAAGCCAGAGGAAGGGAAAGAAGACGAAAGACGCGTTTTCGTGCTTCGCTGGCTGTCTTCCTGCCGATCGTGTAAACTAATGCGGCTTTTCATGGAGGCACAACGGGAAAACACGTAAAAAGGGCGTTTTTACTTTATTTTATAGGTATAAAACCAGGGGCGGAGGGGAGGCCGGCACCCCTCGGAAGGTACCCCGCCCCCCAAACCTATATACATACACCGAGCATTCGTTCCCTCTCAGGATTTTTCCAAAAATTTTTTTTCTGATTTTTTATTTTTCGGTGTTGGTATGGTGGTATGTTTTTTCATGGTGTTTAAGGGTTATGTGTAGTGGTTTACGGGTATTTGGGTGTTGATTTGGTTATGTTTTGGTGTAATGGAGGGGCTGTTTGTGGTTTGTGGAGGGCTGCTTTAGGGAGTTGGAGGGGCTGTTTACGGTGTTGTAGCACTGTTTTTGTGGGTGTTAAAGAGTTGTAAATCAATTTCTTGCACAATATTAGTGTTATAGTGTAGAAAAAGTTGTGAGGTAAGATAGTTTTTTAATATTTCTATAACTTTTTCTAAGGAAAACTTTTTCATTTTTTTTGCACGATAGCACCGGTATGGTGCGACTGTCTGATTATCAGCGAGTTGCGATTTGAAATAGAGTGTTATTGCACTTGTTTTGCGTGTTATTATCATCTGTAAAGTGCTATTTTTACCTTAAAAAAGCACAAAAATGGTAGTAATAGCATTGTAGTGTAGATTATATTTTCTATCTTTGTGGGTGAAAATATAACCTTTAAATATTGATGATATGTCGGAAAGTGTAAAGAAGCGTGTTCGTCCCACCTGGTGTATGGTTCGTTCGTTGGAGTCTGAGTTATCGGAGTTACGTGATCGTTATGGCCAGCAGAGCAAGGAGTTGGGTAATGCCCGTAAGGAGTTGAGTGAGTTGCGTAGTATGGAGCCTCATCCTGCCACTGACGCTGGTTTGTTGTTGTCGTTGCGGGAGGAGGTGTCTGCGTTGAAGCAGTCATTGGAGTATCGTGACATGGAGAAGCATGCCGACGAGGAGTTGTTGGAGAAGAAGCGTAAGACCATTGAGGAGTTGAAGTCCAGTGAGCGTCAGCTGCGTGAGCGTTACAGTCAGTTGAAGCAGCAGTTGGAGGCGATGGCTGATGAGAATGTGGACTTGCGTATGGAGAATGCCCGTCTGGTGAACCGTGGTTTCTTGGATAGGCTTTTCAACCGTTGAGTTGCTTATGCGTTAATTACTTGGTGTTTTAGTCTTTTTATTGGAGTATAATCATTTTGTTGTGTGATGAAGCATGAGCAGGTGATATACGGTAGTGTTCCGAGCAAGAGCAACTGTTACAAGATTATCACGTTGTGTGGTCATGGTAGTTTGGCTAAGACCTCAGCGATGAATAAGTTTGAGGAGAAGTTCTACCTGCAGTGTGGGGCCTACCGTAACAGGAATATCGAGGGTTTCTTTGAGTTGTATGCCGATGTGTACTTTCAGAGCAACCAGCCTGACCTTGATAACTCTTTGAAGGGTCTTCTTGACTGTCTGCAGGGTTGCAAGGCTATCAAGAACGACCGTAACTGCGTGAAGATCGTGGCCAACAAGTTCATCGACAAGTTGAATCCGAGGATAGAGTTCACGTTGGTGGAGGTTGGTGGTGTTGCTGTTAAGAGCAGCGCGGAGCCGGAGCTGTTTTGATGGCTGCGAGGAGGTCTGTTTCTGCCGTGGCCAAGCCACGTCCTGCGAAGAAGGAGGTGACGCTGGTGTGCTGTGGGGAGTGTGGGAATGTGACGCTGGTGACGGAGTTCCATACGCTGACGGTGCATGGGAGGGAGCCTACGCTGGGTCGTTGTCCCTATTGGACTGAGAGCAGGAGCCTGCTGTTGAGTCAGAAGATAGAATGTAAGCATTACAAGACGAGATAACATAATAATAATGAAAGGAAATGAAGAGGTTGGAATCAGCGGAATTGTTTTTAGGGGCCTGGGTGGTGCGTCATCTTGACGATGGCCATTACTCCTCGCCTCACCGTGTCTACGGTATCTGGGAGAATGGTGACTGCAGTCTGTTAGGCGGTGATGCTGTTGAGCGTGTGAGCCTTGGTGAGCTAGGTGCGATACCCATCAATGCGTCTACGCTTCACGGCTTCGGTTTTGAGAAGGCCCGTGGCAATGATGTGTACCTGCTGACTGTAGGCGCGATGCGCATGACGGTATCGCTGCGGTGGAAGCATGGTGAGCAGCAGTGCCGCCGTGTGGCGTTGACCGGCAAGACGACATGCTGGAACGAGGAGATACGCTCTGTTCACGAGCTGCAGCGTTGGTGGGTAGATAAGGTATTACTGCCTTTCGGCATCCCCTTGGTGCTGGAGTGGCATGGAAACGAAGAGGAGGTATAGTGTGGATTCATTAAGGAAGCTGACGAAGGAGCTGTGGGACCTGATGCTGGAGGACGGTGGCAAGAGCATTGCCGAGATGCTGGCGATGAAGAAGCGTGAGGACCGTCGCGGTCGTATCAAGCGTCTGCTGGGTCGTGCCATCAGGAGCAGTTCGATGGGTGTGTTCGGCGGTAAGATGTACTACTGGGGCGGTAAGGTGTATGAGCCTATCGAGCGTCCTGCCTTCCACAGCATCATGTACGACATCATGGCCAACAAGATAGAGGTGCCCGATGCCGATTTGGTGAAGCTGTCGGACGTTTATAGCGACTGCTGTAATATAGTCTATTCGAAGCAGTTGTATGTTCGTAACAACATCATGATATTCAAGAACGGTGTGCTGGACGTGGAAGAAGGTAAGTTCTACAAGCGTTTTGACCCGCGTTTCGTTCAGATGTGGGCCGTCGACTACGACTATGTGCCTGGGGCGCATACGTTTCTGTGGCATCAGTTCATCAACCAGGTGTTGCCCGACACGTTCTGGCAGGATGCGTTACAGATGTTCCTTGGTGCGACGTTCCTAGACCGTAAGAAGGTGAAGATAGAGCATATCCTTATCCTGCTGGGCCGTGGAGCCAACGGCAAGAGTGTGATACAGAGTACGGTGTGCGGTGTTCTTGGCGAGGAGTATGTGTCTACGAACGAGATAGGCCGTCTGTGTTCCCGCGGCAATGACGGTGACATGGCCGTCGCCGAGATTAACGGCAAGCGTCTGAACTACTGCACGGAGATGGAAGAGACCGATTTCTTCAAGAAGTCGGCACGTCTGAAGGCGTTGGTGAGCGGTGAGAACGTGACGGCTCGTCAGCTGTACGGCAACCCCTTTAAGGCGATGAATATCCCCCTGCTGATGGCCAATGCCAATATGCTTCCCGTGTTCAACAAGAAGGACGAGGCTATGCTGCGTCGTATCTATGTGATACCGTTTAATGTGACGATACCTGCGGAGAAGCAGAACAAGAGCCTTCCTGACGAGATGCGCGAGGAGTATAGCGGTATCTTGAACTGGATATTGGAGGGCAGGGACAAGTTCATCAAGAACGGCTACCGTCTGCCCACGGAGGCATCCATCAACACCTTCGTTGACCCTGATGCCGCCGACTACAGCACGGTATTGAAGTTTATGAGCATCCGTCGTTACTCGCCGCGCATACAGGGAGTAGAGATTTCTCCCGTGATATGGATATTACAGACCGCGCTGTATAACGACTATGTGCGCTGGTGCAAGCAGAACAAGCTGGAGGCCGTAGGTAAGACCGTCTTCGTGCATACGCTCATCAACACCGGCTATCGCCGTGAGCGCAAGAACAAAGGGCTGGCTTTCGGTATGTTCGGAACCCACTTCGAACAATGGGAGAAGGAAGCCTACGAGCGGGAGAAGGCTCGTAACCCGAAGAAGGAGAAGCCCAAGCTGCTGTATGTAGACGGTAAGGAGTATGCCACGAGCCTCCGTCAGCTTGCCGAGTATTGCGGTGTGAGCTACCATCTGACGCGGGTTCGTTATAGCGAGGGCCATTTCACGGAGTTCACGAAGGGCATCGGCAGGAACAACGCCTATGAGGTGAAAGGCTGCTTCGAGGTGTTCCGTCGTCTGCACGACGTGGCCACTGACGAGGAGCGCAAGCTGCTGCGCCGTCTTCAGGCCGATGCGAAATACAAGCGCACGCTGTTTAACCTCCGCATGAAGAACCGCGGTTGGCCGTACCGTCAGTACGACAATGAGCATCCGCAGTTGGATGAGGGCATCATCGTCGTTCCCGACTGGATGGACGACAAGGACGTGATCAAGATGGCGAAGCGCGACGGCTATGACGTGCGCGGTGTAGTGCCTGCGCGTGGAGCCTACTCGCTGGGCGGCAGGGGTTGTCTGAACAGCCGTGATGAGATACCAGAGCAAGAAACGACCAAAAAGAAGAAGATATGAACGAGAAAGAAAGAGACTTGACGCAGATAGGCAACTACCTGCTGGGTTACGAGGATGACGGAGCGTTGCTGCGTGTGCGTTCCGTGAGTGGCAGCTGGCAGCTGTCGTGGGGCTATGACAGCTATATGTACTCTGTGTTGTCGTGCTTCCTGCGAGACGCGAAGACCTATGACTATGTAGAGGCGTTGCTGACGATGTTTTTCGCCTGCACGAACTATCCTCACGACATGGTGAGCATCGCCACGCGCCAGAGCACGCCATTCATGAACGGCTTTACGCAGCTGGTGAATGAAGAGACGTCGTATGAGGTTTCCGTGGAACAGAAACCTACAGAGAAGGAAGACGAGGAGGCACTAGCCGAGGTTGTGCGGCTGCGCGAGACCGAGGAAGAGCTGGAGGAGCTGGATAGGAAGGAGGCTGCGCTACAGCCTCATACAGAACCGCAGGCAGGAGGATGATGGCTATGGAGGAGAGATATAGCGAGCAAGAGCTGGAGGAGGCGAAGGCATATCTTCGTGACCGGCTGCGCAATGAGCGTTCGATGGCCTCAGACGTGGAGTCGTTGCTGACGCTGTGGGCAGGCTACCTGCTGAGTGCGTTGGAGCGTGGTGCTTCAGACGACGAGATAGAGAGCATCATTGCCGACCTTGTGGCCGCATTGCTTGACGACTGCGAGACGCTGGCCGTTG